AAAAATACCGCTGCTTCAGCTAGAGAACCATACAAAAGGGCGTCAGGGTAATCAGTCGAGAGGAAAGTAGTTCCGCTTTCTGCACCCGCCGTCAAGGACGTCGGTTTGTGGAGATAATGAACCTCTACCGTGTAATCTGCGTCAGGGACCGGACCCACCTCAAAAGCGGTGTCGTCAAACAAAGAATAATATCGCGGTTGTCCGCGTGTCGCTGTAGATGGCGCAAACTCTTTGATAAACGACGGATGCTTATAATCCAGATAGGTGTAAGTGTTGCTCGATATGATTGCTACACTAAACGGCGCATAAAAGTCTGTGGGCGTTGCTAAAAACCTGTTATTGGTAGTCAGTGTACCTTGGACATTCTTACGTTGCTTTGGCAACTCGACCAGCTTGAAAATACGAGATTCCGACTCTTTTATAAATGTGGGAAGATTTGTAACAAAAGTCGTCTCCGTACATTCTAAGTAATCTTGGATCGCTGTTTTCAGTGTTGCTAGTGTAAAACTCATGACGTCGTTATGGTTACCTCTCCGAGACTTACTGATATTTGATAAGTCTCTAGCTTAGTGCCGAGTATACCTTTGTCCACATTTGTGTACAACACAAAGGAAGTGTTGTCTACTGAGGTCTCAGGTCGGGGATTGCGAATCGCTTCGGGATCATTCGGCTTAGGTTTCGGGTCCAGCTGCGGGTGTTTCGGTGAGAATTGGTCGGGTCCGACGATCAAACCATCCCAAGTCTTTTTCATCTCTCTGCGCTTATAACGGAACCCTGTTATGTCGCAGATCCCATAAGCTTCTTTACCACTAGCAAAAGCCATTACGCGGAGTTATAGCGACCTAGATCCGGCGCTATCCTATAGCTTGTACGAGGCTCGTCTTGTGATAAAGCTCTCGTAAACTCTTCTTCGTAAACAGACTTCAACATGGGTGTACGATCCGGCGCTTTCTTCATCGATATGTAATAAGCAAGGCCAGCCGTAAAACATGGGAAAAACCGGAATGGCAGGTCCATCGTATCTGTGGCCCCATCTGCATCATCCATCCGAGTTAGCACATTCAATCGTACAGTGTATGTGCTGTTTTTATCAGGCACGGGCCATACCGTAATAGTCGGCGTTGTTTGTTTGTTTACAAAAACCTGATTAGGTTTGCCGGTAGAGGATTTGCTTGCCAGATTTGCATATTCCGCTCTGCCAATTTTATTTAGAGGGAAGTCTACGGTTTCGTTGTTTATCGTTTCTCTAATGTAGGCATCCAACACGTCAATAGGAGCGGTCGCATTGGTAGAGTCAATGTTATAGGTGGCGGTGTCTTTCACCATGGTGATATCCACCTCTTTAATCGTCCACTGGTTCAAACCGCGGTTTGCCCACTCAGCTAACATAATATTTATGCTGCGCTTGGCGGTCCGTAAGTCATAACCGGTACGCAGCTCTAACCCGCATCTTTCAAACGCCTCCTCTACAAACTCTGAGACATCTGGTTCAAAATTTTTACTACCAGAAAGCGCCATATCAATCCTCGTACAAGTTGTCGAAAGTAATCGCCGGATCTAAATAGCTTTCATGACCCTCGGCGCTATGCGCCCACTGCGAGGGTTTGAAGTCAGGCGCTCCGTCTCCAGTCACCCAAAGAGCAGGACTGGTCGCTCTAACTCTGTTGTTGGGTAAAGCGATTATATTGCCTTTCCAGCCACATTCTTCTGTTATATAGCACACGTGGCTTTGTTTGTGTTGTGCGGGGTCATCCGCTATGTGCGAGTCTGTGTAATCCACCGTGAACAAATATTTGGCCTGATAAAAATCACCATCGATTTTTGCAATCCATGGAGAAGAACTTACTCTATCGATCACGGTAACTGCATGGTGACGAGATTCACAGTCCCATGGTTGCGCTAGATGATCTTCCATAGCGACAGGGAAGTCCTCTAATGGCATGTCAAAAACCAAGCCTTGTATGGGCATTCTTGCCCACATAGCGCCACCATGAATATTGCCTTCGTCCCAGTCTTCACAGTCTGATTCGCAACCGGTAAAAACCACCTGAAAGCTCAAAGACCTGTCTGGTATCGTATTCACCGCGATAGCCAAGGCGTGCAAATATTCGTCTTGATACTTTTCGTGGTTGTGCGTGAACTCTCTCCTCACCCAACATTTAAAGTGAGGAATGTTGCTAATCAGATAAGACACGGTTTACTTCTTTCGGAACCTTTTATTAAGAGATCCGCCTTTCGATTTCTTCATCAGAGCGCCGCCCTTCGATTTTTTCATAAGCGCCCCGCCCTTCGACTTCTTCATCAGAGCACCGCCTTTTGATTTTTTCATCAAGGCTCCACCTTTAGATTTCTTCATCAAAGCACCACCCTTAGATTTTTTCATAAGAGCGCCACCTTTCGACTTCTTCATTAACGCTCCGCCTTTCGACTTCTTCATTAACGCTCCGCCTTTCGACTTTTTCATCATCCTGCTGCCCTTAGACTTTTTAGCCATTGACGCATCCTTAGACGTTTTTCGATACATACTGCCTCCTATACCCTACCAAACAAGCCCATGTTACTTTTTTTGCGATTCCCATTATTCGTTTTATTAACTAAAGCGCCACCTTTGTTCATTCGCTGAGTTGGCGGCATAGGATTTTTTTTGCTTTTCTTGTTCACTTTTTTCGACCGCTCTAAACCCTTTGTAGCCGGTTGGCCGATTGCTTTTGTTGTAGTGGTCCCACCAAGCTCGGACTCTAAATCACTAACTGCCCCCCTAGTTTGTTCAACAAGTTTTCTTGCTAAAGGGACCGTGATTTTGTTTGCCGCGGTTTTGTTCAGTTTTTTTGCCACGTTACCGATTCTTGTAAAAGTTTTTTTTGCTTGCATACCCACCTGTTGAGGGCTTGCTCCTTTTACATTCTTCCCAGTTTTTTTTGATTTCACAATGGTCTCCTATACCCTACCAAACAAGCCCATGTTACCGGTCTTACGAACCGCACCTCCAGATCTAGCCACCATGGTTTTTACATTAGTTGGTTTCCCACCAACACCTTGTGGTTTAGCTCTTTTTCTTTTTACAGCTGACGCTATCTGACCTTTGGTCATACGTTTAGCTTGCGACCTCGGCACGCACTTAGGATATTTTCGCTTACTATCTTTAGCGCTAGACCGCCCACACTTCTGAAACTTACCGTCTTTCTTTGGCGCACCGATATCAACCCAATCACCTTTTGGGCCTTTGCCAAACCATTCCTTTAGTCCGCCTTTAGGCTTTGCCATGGGCCTTCCTAATCGCTTCTTTGCCGCGCCTAAACACGTTGGCTATACCAGTTTTTCCCATTACTTTAGCACGCTGCTCACCAACGGTTAGAATCTGTATCTTACGAGCAAACGGTTTGTCGATACGTTTTACTTTTCTGACTGTAGCGTCCGCGTCTTTCATCGTAGCAAACTTTATGCTTACTGTGTCTTTAGGATTCTCGTCGGTGTATAGCCGTCTACCAGATCCTTTTGGCTTTTTACCAGTGCCAACTTTTGGATCTCGTTTTTTCTTCATTAGCTGCGTGGGACTCTCGTCATCTTTTGCTTAGACGGATCGATGGCTCCACAACCTCTTGCCTGAATCATGGCCGTGCCTCCCGTGGACATATAGCCCATACGGTTACGCACTTTAGTAGGCAGTTTCGGTAGACCTTTGTTTTCTTTTGGTATTGGCTTCAAACCGGATTTAGGTGATAGAGTTGCCTCTCCACCCATCGAAGCTCTGTACTTTCCGCCCATTTTCTTGTACTCCCGGACCATCCAAGAATTAGCATACGCTGAAGGGTATACCCGGAATTTCGCTTTTGCTTTCGCCTTTGCCTTACGATACAAGCTTGGATTTGCGACGTTGTCAGGAATGTTGTCTTTCTTTTTTTTGGCGCTACCGCCTCCGTTCATCTTAATGGTTTTCAAGGTTTTCGCTTGCTTAGCGTGTGTCTTGCTCGCTTTTTCCAAGCCTTTAACTATCTTGTTTATTTTTCTCTGCGTCATTACCTCATTCCTATTCTGCCCATGGGCCTTTTGCCTAATCCCAAATTCAGGTTTGGTGCTGGCATGTTCATTACCGGCGTGGGTACGTTGACCTCCGGTGCTCGGAAAAAACCAGCCTCTGAAAAATCTGGAAGACTTACTGGAACAGGTGGCAACATCTGATTCAGATTGACCCTCGGTGTTCCGGGAGGCGGCGGTACTATTGCGGGAGTAACCGCTGGAGCCACCGGTACTCTTTCAGTTCCTATTGGTTTGACCGGACGAGGTTTCATGCCTCGCCTGCCGCCCATGTCAGAATCTGCCAGTGATCCACCTCGTGTCGGGGTTTCATCCACTATTGGCATAACAGGAGGAGGAGTCATCGGAGGAGGCGGGGGTGGCGGCGGAACAAAGTTATCTAAGCGCCCGTCTGAAATCATGCCAACAGCAGGCTCAATCTGCATCGCTTCAATGTTTTTGCGTATTTGCTCTACATCTATATTTGGAATATTGACACGCCCCATACCACCCATGGTCCCAGCAAAGCCACCTGCTCCTTCCATACCTGTCACTTCAGGAGGAGGGACAAAAGGCAAAGGCACATTATCTGGCATGACGTCAGGAACCGCTGGTGCCATTGGCGTAGCAGTTTGTCGCGCTGCTAACTGTTCTTGCAGCTGCCGGATCTTATCTTCCAGAGTAGTGATCTGTCCCGCGAAATCCGGCATCTGCGGACGAGGGCGACGTCGGAATCTAGGTCTGAAGCCTCCGAAGCCTCCGAAAAATCCACCACCGCCAAATGGACTGAATCTCATTGGCATCCGTTGCATAGGCATACCACCGAACAAACGACCTATTCCACCTGGCCTCACAAAGCCAATGTCTCCCAAGCCTTGCATCGCTCTCCTGTTACGGAAAAAAGGAAGGGAAGGATCGACATCTCCAAATGTTGGCAGCTGGCTCATAAGCTACTCCTAGTCATATTTCTTGATCATCTCAAGAATGATCATATAACTGTCACCGCTAGAGTGACCCACGGTGGTAAAATCTATATCGCCAGTTTTGCCTGACCCAGCATTGTTTGGGATGGCAGTGAAGTTATCGTAATACTCATCGCCCGTCGCATCTGCTGGGATATGTGTCAGCAGGACACTCGATGTCGCATCAAACTCTAACTTCACGCTCATACCGACAGTCATCCAATAGATCCGTTGGATATGAACTTCGGTGCAAGCTTGGCCAGCCGAGTTCGCGGCTAGCGCAGAGACATCTACCTTCTTCACTGCTGACTCACCTGTGCCATCCGACACGTTGGTGAACCGCATGATCGCGGTTCGCTCTCCGTCTTGGATAGTTTGTGAAGCTACGGCATCAGCCATGTTTCACCTCCTGTTAAAGTTCAGTTACAGCAGTGCGTTCTTTTTGAGCGCCTATGTAATCGACCGTCAAAGTCTTAGCTGCGGCAGCTCCGTTCTGAATGCCGAATGACAAAGCTAGTTCTTCATCGTCAGGAGCATTTGTGTTAACAACCGTTCCAGCCAAAACATTGTTTTGAAAAACATGGAACTTTTGATCCTTTGGATCGTAAACAAAGCCGACCGTCATAAACGTGTCGTCAGCTAATGCGTTAGGCAAATCCAAAGTTGATTGTGTGCTGTCTTTTTCGACCACAAAAGTAACCGTAGTAGCTCCATCAGACTTCAAAAAGAAAACACCGTCAGTGACATCTAAGGGTGTTGTGTCAGTGAGTTGTAAGCCAGCAACGATATCACTCTGTGTAGCATCGCTAGTTTTGAACCGTATGTTAAACGCCAGTTGCTTGCCAGCTTCATACTTAAAACCTTCCTTCACTAACTGCAAAAAATCGTGATCGTCATCTGCGTCGTCGTTGGTTATCAACAACAAACCGCCATCACCGTCAGTAAGCGCTTCACTAGCATTGCCAGATCCGCCTTCTGTTGTGGTAATAGTCCAGTCGGACGCTAGATAGGTATCAAAGTCATTGAAGTAACTGTGATACTTGTGAGGTGCGGGAGCTTTGAGTTTGCCCAGTGTTCCATCTGCCGAGACGTTGGTTACACCAGAAGTAAAATGTGTTGTCATTGCTATAGTCCTCCTTTGAACCAGTAACCGAACCACTCGGTTACCATAGTTGACCTCTGGAGTATAGCACCAAAAAAAGAGATAAAGGAAAGGGCCGAAGCCCTTTCTTATTATCCGTACACCTCCTCATATTCTTTAGCATAACCAGCGGCAATGATCTGTCTTTTATACTTTCTGACCATCTTCTTTGCTGCGTGCTGTATAGCAGGACTCCAAGAGTCTAGGTAAGCTATAGCTTTACCGAAGTCAGTGTCTACTTGGTTAAAACCCGAACCATCTTCCTCCACCGCGCCGTCACAATTGTTTGCCACCGTAACAAC